GGCACAAAAGAAGATAAAGATGGTATGTCTGTTATTATAGGACTTGGTAGCTCTCCTATGCCAGCCTATGAAGAAGCTTCTATGGGTACACCAAAAGACCCGCCTCCGGGAGCAACAGCAGACGAAGTAGCTGATGACCAACACGTATTAATGAGTGAAGGTGAATTAGTTGTTCCTGCTAATGTTGTACGATATCATGGACTTGGTACATATGAAGGATTAAGGCGAGAAGCTCTTATGGGATTAGCAGAGATGGAAAAGTCTGGACAAATTAATTATGATACTGGTGTTAAAAAAGCACAATCAGGTTTAATGGTTACTAACCCTCCTATTGGAATTAATCCACCTTTACCATCTTTACCGGGACTTGCATACACTCCTACAACAGATGTTGATAATATTTATGCAGGTAATGTTGGAAGTTATCAAGATATTATCAACCCTCCTAAAGATGATAAGGGTGCACCTAAACCTCCTGAAGTTGTAACAACACCAGACGCTTTAATTGAACCTCCAAAACCTGACCCAAGAGATGATGCTACATCACCTCAAAGTATGGCACAGGCACGTGCAGATATGGACAGAAGTTATGATAATGCTGTAGCACAAGCTATTGCTGCTTTAGGTATAGGGGCAACTGCTGAAGAAATAGCACAATATATACAAGACGGAAATGTAAAAGCTAATACACCTCTTGGTTCATTTGGTATGCCCGGATTTTTATTTAACAATGTAGAACGACCTGATGGCACTAGACCAATAGATGCAGCTATTGATAGATATCGTACAAGTGACCCAAAGCAATATACTCTTGACAGAAGTAAAAAAGACCCTGTTGAAACAGATGAGAAAGTTTCTGAAAATGTTGATACACAGACTAAACAAGTGTTAGACCAAGCTCCTGCTCCTGTTGTTGGTGGAACAACTCAAGTACAAGAAGAATCTGATACTGCTGGTACATTTGGCGACCCCGGTATAGAAGTAGAACGTAGACCTCCTACAGTAATAAAGTCTAAACCTCAAGAACCTACTGTTAAAAGAGACCCAGTTCAAGGCACTACAGTTCAAACAGACAGAGACGCACCTAGAGGTGTAACAATTACAACTGATGACACTAGAACTAATGAATCAGGACAACGTGGCGTTATTACAAGTGTTCAAGCTGGCACTAAAGAAGATAAAGAACCTGCTAAATCTTGTGTTATTGCAACACATGGCGTAGCTAATGGTGGCTTTAGTCCAATGGAAAAAGCTAAAGCAGAGATATGGTGCGAAAGAACATATCATGGTAAATGGTATGGTGAAGCATTTAGACGAGGTTACAGATATTTAGCAAGCAAACATGTTGAACAAGATACTGCGGCACAATTTTATCAAGAGTTTAAAGACTTTGTTGCTTTTGGCAGAGGACTTAAAAAGGGTTTAAAACTGAGATTAAATTACTACTTTAGAACTGTACAGTTTTTTATTACTGGACTTTTTGTTTCTAAAGACATATAATACTTTCACGACTTAGGTCGTACTTTGGCTACCCATCACCCCTAACAGGCAACTGGTGGCTCTAAAGAGGAGAAGACTATGGCTGAACAGGCTGTTAAAAAAGAAATAGTAAAAAAACCTATTAAATATAAACGTAATGATAACTCTGAAGAAGAAACATTAAAATCATTAGTCGCTGAAAGAGATGCGACATTAAAACAGGAAGAAGAAGAAAAGAAAGATGTTGAAGAAACAGATTCTTTAAATCCTGAAGAAAAGACATTTAAAAAAAGATATGGCGATTTACGCAGATATACTCAACAGAAAGAAGATGAGTATAAAAAAGAGATACTTAAATTAAGAGAACAAGTAGCAAACACAGTAGGTAAGGATATATCTTTACCAAAATCAGAAGATGAACTAGCTGATTGGTCTGCAAAGTATCCTGATGTTGCACAAGTTATAGAAACTATTGCAACTAAAAAAGCAAAAGAATTAGATTCTTCGTTAGAAGAACGCATGAAAATTATAGCTGAAAAAGAAGCACATGCTGATAGAGCAAAAGCAGAAGCTGAATTAATGTCTGCTCATCCTGACTTTGATGAGATTAGAAATGACCAAAACTTTCATGATTGGGTTGAAACACAGCCTGAACTTATAAAACAAGCATTATATGAAAATGAAAGTGATGCAAAAGCTGCTGCAAGAGCGATTGATTTATATAAGTCTGATATGGGTATATCTCAAACTAAAAAGACTTTTAGTAGTAAAGATGCTGCAAAATCTGTATCAAAGGGAACTTCTGCAAATCCTGCACCTACTAAAGAAAAGCAATCAAATCAATTTAAAGAATCGCAAGTTGCTAAGATGACAGCTCAACAGTTTGAAAAAAATGAGGAAGCAATTATGTCTGCAATAAGGTCGGGAGACTTTATTTATGACGTAAGTAGACCTGCTACTTAATTTTTTTCTTTGCAAATGTAGAAAAATGTGGTAAAATATAGTATCACAATAGACCTCGTTCATTGAACGACTACTCTTACCCTACATAAAAACGATTTTAGACTCTGAGAAACTACCCAGTTTTGTTCAGCCCCTTTCGGATACCTGTACGTCTGGTCTTTCATATGTGTTCAGAAATTGTAGTATTATAGCCCGAGGAGAAATATTATGGCTTTTAAAACTGCTGCTGGATACGGGAATCTACCTAATGGTAATTTCAGTCCAATTATTTATTCCCAGAAAGTTCAGCAGGCTTTCCGCAAATCTTCCGTAGCTGAATCAATTACTAATAGTGATTACTTCGGAGAAATTGCAAACTTTGGTGATACTGTTAAGATTATTAAAGAACCAGAAATCACCGTGAAGGAATACGCCCGTGGCGTAAACATTCAACCACAAGACCTCGACGACGAAGATTTTTCTCTTGTCGTTGACAAAGCAAATTATTTTGCATTTAAAATAGATGATATCGAAGAAGCACATAGTCATGTAAACTTTGAGTCTCTTGCATCAGACAGAGCAGGATATAGACTTAAAGACCAGCATGATATGGAAGTTCTTGGTTACTTATCTGGTTTCAAGCAATCAGCAATTAGTTCTTTAGCTGGAACTGCAAATGATGTCGTTAGCGGCACAAAAGCAGTATCAACAGCAGGTTCTGATGAATTGTTGACTTCTATGAAGCTAAGAAAAGATAGCTTTAGCAACATCACAACTTCTAGTGCAGGCGACCATTCTATTCCACTCGCACCAAGATTAGGCGGTGCAACTGCACAAGCAACTGCTACAGCAACACCTTTACAGGTTATTGCTAGAATGGCTAGATTGCTTGATACTCAGTTCGTGGATTCAGATGGCAGATGGCTTGTCCTACATCCAACATTTATTGAAGTTCTCAAAGATGAAGACTCAAGACTTCTCAATGCAGACTTCGGTGAGTCAGGTGGATTAAGGTCAGGTTTAGCTGTTGGTCAGCTTCACGGCTTTGATATCTATATGTCAAATAACTTACCTTCAGTTGGTACAGGTCCGGGAACTTCAGGTTCTGCGAACCAAAACTCTAACTATGGTGTTATCGTGGCAGGGCATTCATCTGCTATAGCTTCGGCTTCTCAGATTACAAAGACTGAGTCTTATAGAGACCCAGACTCTTTTGCGGACATTGTTCGTGGAATGCATTTATATGGCAGAAAGATTCTTCGACCTGAAGCAATCGTAACTGCTAAATATAACGTAGCGTAGGGAGGTATAAATGGCGACTTTTGATTTAACTTCTAAAGATACCACAGGCGTATCTTCCGATTCTATCGTAGCAATGCCATCAGCTAAAAATACTCATGTAATGAGAAATATTGAGGCTTACCTTGATATTGATGCATTAGTAGCAGCAGGTGGTTCTTTCTCAGACGGAGACGTCTTTCAGGTATTAGAAATACCTGCAAATACTTTAGTCATAAATTCAGGTGCAGAAGTGATGAAAGCATTCACAGGCAGTTGTACTCTTGACATGGACTTTGCAGGTGGTGATGACATTAT